TCTGCTTGATTCGCTGACCGGAACTTGTTGTAACAGTCCACAGTGGAGGATTGGTCGTCTCCTTCTTGGCTATGTATGATGAGCCGCCCATGGTAACTACACCCTGCTTCGGCACGATAAGCCCCGTATACCATCTGCCCATGGCTGTTATGCTATCACCCTTATCGCCTTTGATTTTAATTGGCGTGCCCCATGTCCCATCACTTGCGGATGAAGCAACCTTCTGCGACATCCATATAGCTCCACTTGTAGCATTCGTATGCCAGCCTCCGGTAGTACCGTTTCCCGTAGGAACAGAAGGCTGGGAAGTGCTGTCATTGTAAGTTATGAACACGCTCAATCCGTTCGAGCCGGCTGCACCGTCAGCACCGTCCGAGCCGTCAACGACCATCAACGACCATGCTGTCCCGTTCCATATGTATACACGACCGTTATTGGTGTCCCTATATGCCCAGTTGATTTGAGGATTGGAAGGTGGAGACTGAAGGTCGCCTTTCCATACGATGCTCAGTCCGTCCTTTCCGTTCTTTCCGTCAATTCCGTCAATGGTCATTTGATACCACTGGCCGTCTTGATATACATACGACTTCTTGTCGGTCGTATTCTTGTACGCCCAACCGTTCTGAGGAGAGGAAGGAGCAGACGAGAAATCACCTTTCCATACAATACTCGTACCAGCCACACCTTCTGCGCCATCAATGCCATCAAATCCATATTTAGCCCAGAGAGCAGGTGTGCTGAAATTACTCCATATGCCGTTTCTCTTCTTCCTTTCGCTCACCCATTCAAAAGGCAGGGATTCGGAAACGCCAATGGGGTCATCATGCCAGCCGGAAGGGATATAATCATCCGTCTGTGAGGTTGCCGGGGTGGAGGGGCGGTTTTCCTCCGTGGTATGGATAAACACTCTTTCGTAATCGGTACCGTCGCTTCCGTCCTTTCCGCTCTGGACAAGCAGGTCGTATTCTTCCGTATTTGATTCACCGGACAGAATATAGCCGTAAGTCCTTCCTCCGTCCTGGGTCTGGGTAATGCGCCTGCCGTCATTTGTCGTGGTAGTCCATAACGGTGGGTTGGCGGTCTCCTTCTTCGCGCAGAAGGTGCTTCCTCCCATAGTGACGATTCCCAGTTTGGGCACGATAAGCCCGGTATGCCATCTGCCGAGCGAAGACACGCTCTGTCCGTCTTCCCCCTTAAATTTTGACCATGTATAGTCAGAAGGATTGTTACTTTCCGTAGCGGTCTCCTTGTTGACGGCTATACCGATATATTTAGTCGTGTCTTTAGGCTGTTGATACATGCCCGTTCCGTCCGCATTGTCCGAATAGGCAACCCATGTGTAATAGGTCTTTCCGTCGGCACCGGTAGCACCCGGTATACCGTCTTCTCCCTTTATATCGCTCCATGTATAGTCGGAGGGGTCATTACTTTCCGTAGCGGTCTCCTTGTTGTAGGCGAAGCCTATATACGCTTTTCCGGTAGGATTGTTGCTTATACCTCCACCTTGCGCGTCGTCGGCATATTTTATCCATGTGTATAGGGTTTTCCCGTCAGCTCCGGCAGGACCGGGAACACCTTGAGGGCCTTGAGCACCATCCTTACCGTCCACCACAAGAGGTATTGTCTCCACGTCCACTACTGTACCGTCCACGTAGAATATGAACTTGATGCTCTTCTGGAAGCTTGATACCGGTACCCCGGCATTGTTCCCGATTGAGACTTCGGCTCCACCGTCAAGGGAGTATTTAAGTTCGCCCGTCCCGGTTTCGGCCGTGCCTCCGGAAACCGAAGACTTCAACCGTGTACACGATACGGATGTTACATTGAGATTACCGTTGGCATCCTTTATCACAGCGGACACGCTCGGGACAAGCCGGTAAAGAACGGCATCGGCACCGCCCTTGACACCTGCCATAGTAAACGTGAGCTGCCCGGTGTAGGCTTTTCCGTTATAGGTGGCTGTCAACGCGACGGGTATCGGGTTCCTGCCGTCCAGAGCCACGCCCTGCTTGACACTGAAAGTTATCTCTCCGGTGGAAACGTCGTGCGTCTCGGTGACGTTGGCAGGGAGCGTGCAGGTTATTCCGGTAAGGGTCATCTTCTTGGTGCCGTAGCTCATCCATACAACTGTGCTTATCGACGTGTCCTGGTAAACCTTGCCGTCATTGGTAAGGGTGACGTTGTCCATCTCGTTGGTGAGGTCTGCGAACACTGCCGATTCTCCGGGGTCACCCTTGTCGCCCTTGGAGGCAATCTTCTGCCAGTCATTGTTCGTGCCCGGCTCAGCTGACGAACCGTTCTTGTTCATGCAGGCCCATGTGCTTCCGTCATGGGTCACGCTGTCGTAGTAGTCATACTTTCTGCCGGATTCCCAAGCGCCCTCATAGCTCAAGTCCTTGGCTGGGGTGCCGTTGGGCTTCAGGCGCTCTATCGTGCCGGAGATGTACACATTCTTGCCGTAGAACGAATATCCGGAGAAGTCCATGCCGCCGATGGAAAGGCCGTTCAGCTTTCCTACCTGCATCTCGATGTTCGTTTCCGGGTCTATCACCCAATTGTTGACATGGGTAATACGACGGGTGTAGTATCTGTTCTCGTATGTAATGTCCTGGCGGTCCTCGTCGGTGAAGTTACCGTATGCGAAGAAGTTCATGCCCGGCATCGGATGAACGGACGTACCCACCTGAAGCTCATATTCGAACTTCATGATTCCTGCCTCGTTCTCCAGTATATTTGTCGGAGTAAAGTAGGATGTGGCGAAACCGGAATACTCTATGAAACCGTTCGCGCCAATCGTATCCTTTTCGGTGTTACTTCCACCTATGTTATGGAAGATACCCCTGCATATATCGCTCACATGAAGCGTACCGTATTGGCCTTCCAGAAGGTCAAGGGTGGCGATGCGGTTCTCTGTATCCACAGTCTTTATCGTTCCGTAGGCGAACGTATTGGCTTTGTCACCCGATATAACGTCTATGCAGTTGAAGGTAATCTGAGGTACAATAAGCTCCTCACGGAATACAGCCTTGTCCGTCTCGATAACAACCTTCCCATTCTCGTCCAGATAGATGTAGCCGCCGCTTCCTCCGATAATGCCGGAAACGAAGTTCTTGCTTATCTGAATTCCCTTCTCCGCGGTCAGCTTGTCGCCAACCCCTAACTTAAAGGGGGTGCGGTCGTTGGTGGTCTTGCTGAGAAATATTTTATTTCCAAAGGCACGTATTATAGACTCTATTTGTTGAGTTGTAAAGCCGCCTCTGCCTTGTCCACTAGAAAGTGAATCTATTTGGTTCTGTATTTTTTCAAGCGTACCGACAGTCTTGTCATTACGAAGTATTATCTCATAGCTGGGAATGGAGCTTTTACCCTCGTTAATAGTCAAACTCTGGATTATTACGCTCCCGTTTATGTTTAAGTCCGTATCTTCAAATAGCATTAAATCCCCTTCTTTCAGAGTGTCGTGAATGCTTTTTTCACCCCTTGAGGTAGCTTCTTCGTGCTGCCGTGCCATGAAAATGTCATCCACCTTAGGCTCGTAAGAATAGCGAACATAATCATTTTTGGCAAGATAGTCCTTAGCAGAAGTCAATAGTCTCTGTGAGGCTGCCTGGATATATACATCCGGCATGTCGATATTGAGAAGGACAAACTCGTCTCCCGGGCTGATATTGTATCCTTTGTACGGGAAGTATAGCTTTAAACTTTCATCATAGGAGCGGTTGCATGTCAACACATACTTATTGCCTACTTTTTCGCATTGGGCTATTTCAAATTCCCTTCCTCCGCACATACCGCTTTTCATTGATATGGTAGCAGCCTCGGAAGTCAAGTAGTCATTTATATCAAAACCAATATCCTTTAGCGTGATAGTAAAAGCAGGGATATTCTCACCTTCTTCTATATCATCCATCGTCCCGTCATCTGTCAGTTGTTCTGCGTCGGCAACTTCGTCAAGATTTCCATTGTCCCCTTCATCAAGCGATATGCTTATGCCTGCCGCTCTTAGTTGGTCAGCGGTAATTCCTTCCATTGAAGGATATATCTCTTCCAAATCTCCAGAACCGTCAAAATAAACACTTCCTTCCCTTATTCCTAATGTGGAGATATTGGGGCTGTCTATATAAGGGTCAAGAGTAGTCTTGGGAAAATCTGGCAGCATAAGATTTTCCACCGCCATGTTGTTCGGCAAGTAGTTTGACGGTGAACTGCCTGACAGTTTGTTGTAATACCGGTTAGGCATGTTCCTTGTGCTTCCGTAAGCACGCAGCCGGGTAATGATGCCTTGGTCTTCTTCTGCCGTTTTCTGGATGCTGTACAGCCCGTTGCCCTTCCCGTAGCTGAAAAGTTTCCCTATTGCGATTCCGGCAGTTCCAATTGTTATGGTGCGTCCTTTGATGGTGAAGTTAGCTTTGAACTCGCTATTTGCAAGAGCCAAAGCGTCCCATACACTGATATTGTCTACCGTAATGTTTTTGTTGCTGACATTGACATATTCCGGATGAACTGTAACAGTCCATTTCTTTTCACCCTTGTATATCCGGTCAAGATTTACTTGTATCCTTTCGGCCAGCGCATTTATACTTTCCGCATAGAAGCTAAAGACCGGCAAAGATGAATAATGGATTAAATTGTCCCCAACCACATAATCAAGAAAGCTGCATCTTACCAGTTCGTCGGACAACGAGTTGAACTGCACATCTTGGTAATTGAAGGATTCCCCGTTTGTTCCCTTACTTGACTTCTTTAATTCAGTCGGAATGTAGTTCAGCTCAAAGCGCTCTTCCCGGTAAATCAGATAATCTCCTATTTGAAATTCTATCGGGGTAGGGGAGGATATGGAAAAAGTGACGGAGCATGCCCCCATGAACTCTCCATTGTATTCCAGTTGATTGAGAATACACCTTTCGGTCTTTCCGTCTTGGCTATATACAATGAAGCTGTCCATTACTGTGCTGTTAGTGTTATTGATGTTCTGGGGTCGGTAACCCGGAATGTGATTTTGAACGTAACGACATCGCCTTCATCTGATTTTCTCACGAACAAATCCGGGTCGATAGACTTGTAATACACACCTTGTCTGCCTATTTTAGTATATGTGTCATACACTTTCAGACAAGTGCCGGTATTCCCTTTTCCGGTCAGATAGTCCAGAAACGCTTCAATCTTGCTGTTTGCCGTGCCCATTTCCCCCTTGTATGCAAATTCCACATCAATGTCGTATGCCTTCAGTTTTATCTCTTCCGGGAAAAATGTGTCTTCTCCGTCTTCGTCTGCCCACTCTCTCGCAGGCAAATCCTTGCTCTCTCCATAAGGCATAAACGGGAAGTCCTTGCATACTATGGACCATTCAGTGTAGGTGTCCAATACCGGACTTCCCGATTTATTCTTCTGAAAATAAATACTATACAGCCTTGCCATGCGTTATCTTGAGTTTGTGTCGTGAACAAAAAAAAGAGCCAATTAGCGGATATTTCCGTTAATCAGCTCTTTAGGCTTGTCATTATACAATGCAAATATAATGATTATTTTCTAAATAAAGCTATTTGTGTATATAAAATGTACTTGTATTGTGATAATCATACAGACAAGTCTATTTTTTAAGCAGTTTTTTGTTCAGGACTTTCAAATCAAACGTACTCTCTTTATGTTCCTTGTTGAATTTCACAATTCTCATCGTGCTTTTTCCCAATAGCTGCATTATTTCTATTTTCTGATTCTGTAATTCAGATATTACCTTGAAAAGTCTTTCTCGAACATTGTCTCTATCCATAGTTATACATTTTAAGGACGGGCATAGGTTATGTCGCCTATTGTGGCGGTTAACGACAATCCTATGCCTTATATTCTTGTTTCAATGCAACCGCCACGGAGCAATGGCAAGACAACGTTGTTTACGAAACAAACTTACATAAAAATGCCCGTTATTCAAAGGGTTGCCTTGATGTAATTTTATTTTCTTGCTGATTGGGCGTTAATCCCACACTTGCCATGTCGAACAACCTCCGTAGACACTTAGCTGAAAGGGAAACCTTTCTTCCCGATATGATATAGTATTTCCCTTCTGTAAACCACTCTTTTATAAAAGCCTTTGCTTCTTTTTTGTCCTTGAAAAATAGTCGGCTTACCTCATTTAAGGAAGAGGGATATTGTACTCCGGCATTATGCCTGCTTACTATGTTCCGTACATACTCCTTGACCTTTGGTATAGGGGTGGAGTAGGTTAGCTTATTTGTTTTCATTTTGTTTCTTTTTAAATTATAATTTACCTATTGCCCACCCGGCAGCCGTATTGCTGCCGGGGCATCACAACATGAGCGTTGGTCGAACCTCAACGTGCGTCTATGCTAACATGTGGCAATATGTTCTTATTAAGGCTTCTAAGGTCAAAATCCGACTTAGAAGCGTTCGGATTACATTTTGATATAGACATAGGGGCGAGAAGCTCCATTATTTCCAGCTTCTCCTGCTGCAAGGCTGATATTGCATTATATAGTCTTTTCCTTAATTCTTCCATATTCTTTATGGTATAGTTGTGGCTGTCGGGCATTGGAACCGACTGCCGGATGATTAAAATGGTGTGATTAGTATTTCTTCATGCAGCTAACGAATAAGGCTATGATAGATATAAGGAGACCTGCAATGGCAAATATCAAATTCCAATTGATAGGATTGTGCAAGTTGGGGTTAACGGCAAGATAGTGCTTACCCTCTTCGGTGAGTTTGGCATTCCATACATGACCGCCAACTACATAATTAGCTTTCACCAGACCTTTTCTTTCAATGGAACGGATGGAAGCGGTGAATACATGCTGTGGATATGTTGCCGGGCATTTCCCGCCAAACTCCGCAACAATCCGGAATGCTTGTTTCTCTTCCCTTGTTAATTTTATCCGTTCCATAACCTACTCGTTTTCTGCAAATTTACTAAATACTACGCAAAATATGCTATGCAGCAGGGTCTATTTCACCCTTAATCTGCTTGATGGCTCTCCTCACGTTCCACTCATTTTCGTACAAGGCTATGATGAATCGTCTGCCCCTTTCAGTCCATACGGTATAGACGTTGGTTCCTATCGAACCGTCCGAACGTGTATAGGTCTGGGTACGGGTAGAGTGCAATCCCCATGTGGAGTAGGGGGAGTGTAGCAGCCATTGCCCCGATTGGCGATAGATTACGTTTGTTTCTTTCAGCTTCTTGTGCAGCTTCTCCGCGTCCATTCCTATCTGCTTGGCGATTTGTGTGCTGGTCAGAGTGTTCACGCTTTGCAGGTGGTTATTGTAGTAGTTGACTTTCGGAGCAGCCTCCTTGATTTCTTTGTCTTGCAGTTCGATGGTGGCTTGCTGTTGCTCGGTTTCGGCTTCAAGCTGCTTTAACCGTTCCTCTCTTTTTGCAAGGGTGGCTTGTGCGATGGTTAGCGCACGTGCCATGATTTCTTCGGGAGTGTCGTTTGGGGTGGTGGAGATGTAGCCGCCAGTGGTTCGTACTTCGTGAAGGATTTGTTTAACTCCTTTCTTGAATTGCTTGGCGATTGGCTTACGGGATTGGAATAAGACTTCATACAAACCATCCTCTGTTAACAGCCAAACTTCTTGATTTCCACCGGGGGTCGTAATAATGTTACGAACCTTTTCGTCTCTATCTACAAGGTTGGTTAGCTTACTTGAATTACTTGCAGAGTATTCTATTATATCTGCAATTTCTTTGGTTAAGAACAATGGATTTTCTGCCGTTCCATATACGGTGAATTGGTGTCCGAGCAATTCGGTTTGTTTTAGGACCTGGATAGAATTTGTTGCCATTTGAAGGATATTTTGGCATTTAGGCAAGAAAAACGGCTGCCCTTTCCCGTTATCCTTCACCTCATAGGCAGTGGGTACATTAATACTCCACACGGGGGTAGCAGCCGCTATGTATAAATAAGTATCGTCAAGGCATAAAAAATGCCTGCAATATGTATGGCAGGCTTCCGCTTGCCTATGAGTTTGAAGGATGCTGCAAAGATATACATAATCTTTGAAGATGCAAACTTCTTATTACGAAAATCAATTGCATATGTAAATTTTCTAAGTTCTTGCGCGAATATATAGAAAATATTATATTTCTGCCAAATGAATTATATTATAAAAGTTCAAACATGTTATATAACATGCTATATATAATGACAACAAGTGTTAATAAAAGAGTATCTTTGCTCCAAAATTTAATACGTATTAATAATAATTGGTATGAAAAAGCTGATACTATTTTTATTTCTTTTCGGGTGTGTAGCATATTGTTCTAGGTCTTGCGGAGAAGATGATGATAGTAGCATGTATGATGAGGAATATTGGAGTTCCGTTGCACGAGAAAAACAGATGAGAAAAGCTGGGTTTAAAGAATTTGCAGATAGAGAAAAAAGAGAGCGGCAAGCTCGTTTACGGAATATGAAGAATAATCCACCCGTAAAGGTGGAAAAGCAAGAGGTAAGTACACCTCCCCAAAAGGTAGAAGCCAAGCCTTTATTTTGTATAACATCTAACGAGGATATATTTTTGCTTGATAAACCTAATGGAAATAAGATTTTAAATGAAGAAGCAACTAAGTATTTTGGAAAAGAAACTTATTTTCGAATAGGTGAATTAGATAACGTTATTATACTTGAAGAAAAAGATGGATGGGCAAAGGTGCAGCATGCTCAATTCCCCCTAAATCAAGGATGGATAAAAAGGTCTCATTTAAAAGGGCGTAATAAATCTAATACAGAAAGGGTTCAAAGAGGGCTTAATGATTACAAGGGAAGTAAGGAGCAACAAGAAGACCTCAAAGCGATTGATGAATATATGAAGACACATCCTGATTTTTAGTTATATTACAATCAAAAATATACATTATCTTGCTAAGGCATTCCCCGTTCGTTATCGTTCGGGGATTTTTATGTTTTATAACATTGATAAGATATTGTAATAAATGAAGAATAATATAATGTCTAATTAAATTTAAAGACTTAACTTTGCCGCACATTAATTAACAAAAGTATATATATGAAAAATCTTATTTGTTTAATATCCTTGTTCATTTTGTTTATTGGATGTTCAGAGGATGAAGAAAAGTATTTGAATGTGGATTGCCAATCTATAGAAATTGACAATAACGGTGGAGATTATACAATACACATATCATCTAATGATGAGTGGGTTGTGGATTGTGACGGTAGCTGGATAAAACCTACTAGCGGATTAGGGAATGGAACAGAAGATTACACTATACACATATTGGAAAACGATACATATGATGATAGGAGTGGAAAGATTTATTTGAGTTATTCTAAAGAAAGAATAACCATTCCGGTGTTGCAATATGGAAAAAAGGATATTATTCTTTCTATGGATAGAATAAAAAGTGAATGGTCGGGATGTAAAGAAACTCTGACTATAAATTCAAATATAGATTTCAAATATGACATTTCTCCTAATATAGACTGGGTACATATCTCATCTTCTTCAATTACTAAGGGGCTTTCTTCTTCAGAATTATATATATCTATTGATGAGAATAAAAATGAAGAAAGCAGAAAAGCAAATATTGTGTTTTCAAGTGAAAATATAGAAAAAGTATTGAGCATTGAGCAAGAAGGATATGTGCAATTACAAAGTATTTCTTTCGAAGAAGGTAGTTCCCTTTTGATAGACAATAATAATCCATATGAGCTTATTCCAATCTTCTTCCCTGAGAACAGCTCTGAGAAAGATATTGTATGGTCATCTAGCAACAAAGATGTATTGGTTGTAGAAGATGGAATTCTTAAAGTTGTCAATAATGGAAATTGCACTATAAAAGCATCTGGTCCCAATGGAGTTTCTGCTTCTATTAATGTAACAGTAAAAATAAAGTTAGAAAGTATAATACCTATATCTGAAGCTGGATACAATATGTATTCTGACAAGTGGGGATTTGGTCATAAGGGAAAACTGAGCTTCAAAGTTAAACCGGAGAATGCTTATCTTGGGGAACTCGTATATACTTCAAGTAATCCTGATATTGTGTCTATTGAAGATGGATATTTGATAGCTAATTCTTCTAAATCTGGTTTATCCAGAATTGAAATAGCTGACTCGTATAGTGGAGTGTCAACCTTTATTGATATAGAAGTTGATAGATGTTTCTTTTATGCTGGAAATACTGGTATAAACCAGATGGTATACGGTTTAATGATTTCATTTGGTGGAGGAATATACTCTAATAATCCAAATGACAGATTTGAGATTACAAACGTTACGGTAGTTGATAAGAATGATTATGTAATAGCATTCGCTAATTATATCGGTTCTCCATCAAATAGAGTTACTTTTAGTACTGGAGAAATAAATATAACTGAGATGTTTGGCATGACAACCTATGATTTTGAAAAATTGTCAGAACTTGATTTTCTAATAGGGTATAAATACAATGGTGGGAATGAGGTCTATTGGAAATATGTTGATATAGACGCTGGTAATCGAGTAAAAATATGAAATAAGTCAAATGGCATATTATTCTGCCATTCTTTTATCAAGTCAAGCGGAGGGGACTCCGCTTGATTTGTTTAGTGGCACATCGTTTGTTATACCGATTATGGTAATATTGCCACAATATTATAAAAATGAAAAAATATGGAATTAAAAGATTTTATCAAAGGCGTAGTGAGCGACATCACTAACGCGGTAAAAGAATGTCAAGACGAACTTGACAATGGTGCAATTATATCTCCCACAAACATTAATACGAAAGAAGGTGCAAAAACGGAAAATGGTCGTTTAAGTGTTTCTAATATAGAATTTGAGGTTTCCGTATCTACATCATCTACAAATGAAACTGGGGGGAAAGATAAATGTCATTTCAGCTATAGTAAACGGAGGAATCGGGAGTGAGACCAGATTGTCGGACGGCAATGTGTCGAAAATAAGGTTCTCTATTCCTCTGATTTATCCTTTTTCTCAGCTGAATACCCTTCCGAGAGTGAGAGTTTCTCACCCGTAAGGTAGTACGATATAGAGTCTACAGCTTTTGCTGCACCCCATACAGCGTATTCTGCATCTTGCCCTTGTTTGAATACGCTGTAATAATATAATTTAAAGAATATTCTCCGGTAATACCAGCGTTTGAAAAATGAAACTATCTTCTTCATAATAAATGATACGTTTTATTTTCTATATATCAATGCAAATATATAGAAAATAATCGTATTATGGCTTTTATTTGTGAGAATTATATTTAAACTGTGATTGATTATTTGTGTGGTTGCTTGTTTGTTCTTTCTTTCTTTCCTATATTTGTAGCATAAAATAGTTGTGTATGGGCAATATAAGATTAAAACAACATTCTCGTTCTTCTAAAAAGAGCATCTCTGAATTGGACTTATTCAAATCAGAGAAGAAGTTTGTATTGTCTGATATTCCCAAGGAAGAACTTGATAAAAGGAGAATACCCGTATATTCATATTTAATGTAAAATGTATATGGGAAATTGGAGTGAAAGACAAGAAGTAAAGAAAGATGTCAAGGAAAAAGACAAAGTAAGACGTGAAAAGCTTGCAGGATTCTTTTTTAATTTGGCGCAAGTTTCTTTTACTGTACTATCTTTGGGATTGGCTATAACCCTTGTAAAAGAAGAACTTTATGATAACATTTTATTGATTGTTCTTGTTTCTATGGGAGTTATACTTACAGTATTATTTGCAAAAATAGGTAATAACATTTTAAGATAAATATTATGGTTGCATTATATGGGTTTGGGCTTATAACAGTAATAACTGTTGCCTTTTGGATTTATACAGAAACTCCTTCCGGTAAAAAGTGGATAAAAGGGTTGTGATAATAGTTTATTATGGAAGGTCTATTAATCGTTTTAGGAGGTTCTGGGACTTTAGCCTTTTTATTTGCTCTTTGGCTGAATACCAGAAAAGGAAAGAAGTGGCTTGCAAGTTTGTAAGCAGAAGGATAAAAAGGGAACAGATAAATTCAATATCAAAACAATATGGGGAGTGTAATGGAAAGCAAGAAAGCAAGGTGTTCTTCAAAGCATCCACATCGCATAAAGCCTAAAGGTGATAGACTGGGATGGACGTTGAGAAGCGCAGTCAAGCACCCTCCCTTGCGTGAAATTATCGGAGAGGGAAAAATCGTTAGTGACTCTTGCTGCTTCATTTCAGCCAATACAAAAAGAATTATGCAATAAAGCCAGACATTACATCTGGCTTTTTCTTTGCATGACATCCCCATCGGTTTCCACGATGCAATCTTCTCCATGAATGTAGACATAAACGGATGCGGCACCGCTTTGCAATATGTGCGTTTTCGCACGGTCGTACACATTGATAAATACCTTGCTGAACTTGGAACAGTCAATAGTCACGTCGCTGTCGTGACGGACATAGATGTCGCAAGTTGAAAATCCGTCAAATAGGAGAGTGCCTTTGCAGTTGCCGTTCAGAACGGCTATGTGCTTCATATTCCTTGCTTGCACATCCTCATCGACAAAGATATTGTTTCTGTGAAGGATGTCCTTGTCGAAGTGCTCCTTTATGAAAGTGTTGGTAGGGTATCCTTTCTCTATACAGAAATCAATCCCGTGCAGATACTTGTCAATCAATCCTTGTTGGTCAGGTTCTCCCCACTGTTCCGTCCATTGTGCGCATAATCCCAATGATACGGCTTGGTTGAGCAGTGTCCTGCTTAGTTCTTCCTTTTTCATATCCGTATATTTAAATTCTTATTTTTCTTTCTCCCTTGTTTATAACCATGTTGAACATGTCTCTAACCTCTTGCAATACGGCAACATTAGCTTCTGTGTTTTTGGCGCTTCTAAGCGTATTGTCTGCTATTGCCCTTAATTGTGTAAGCTGTGCTTCTGCAAGTACATTGTATTTGGGCAGAATGTCGTTTCCTATTTTCTCAAGCAGCGCTCGCTTTACGCTTACGTCTAAACGGATGCCGTTGAGATAGGAGTTTGTCAGATTCATTGTTTCCTCGCTGGCTTGAATGCCGGACTTTGACATTCCGGAGCTGGAAGAATTCCCCGTACTGGTAATGGCTCCTCCAGTCGCTTTGTCAAAGGCTTCAAGAAAGGACTGGGAAGCTTCTATCATTGCTTTCCCTTCATTGTCAAAGAAGTTTTTTATAGCTTCTGCTGCAATAACCCCATTGTCTTGAATATCGGTAAATTCCTTGAATAGCCCGTTTTCGCCAAAAAGCTTGTCCTGCAACTTTTCAAACATGGGCTGTATTACCATATTCTTCAAGATGTTGTTGGCGACACTTTTCATGATGTTGTTCACAACATTGTCAAAGGCTTTGGCTGCATCTTCTCCGTTGGCAAAGGCCTCTACCAGAGCGTCGCTTATTTGTCCTGCCCAATCTTGGAAATCTATTCCGTACAATTCTTTAGTAAGGTCTTCTACAAAATAGGCAATCTGCTCATTCAATTCAGCCAGTTGGTCTTTATAGTCTTGTATCTTGCTGGAATCAGATTTCTTTTTGTCCTCTTCATCCCTTAATTGCCCCTCTATTTCGGCACGTTGGGCAACAAGTCCTATATACTGCGCTTGATATTGCTTAAGAGTGCTATTATCAAGTTCTTTCCCCGCACCGACTTTTTCTAAAGCCTGCAATGCCTCCGTGTTCACTTGTATATCAAAACGGTGTGTCATGGCTCTGAATGGAGATGATAAATCCTTATTGATTCTTTTTCTCAATTCTTCTACATAATTTATACCTCCATCTTTCAGTGCCTCAAATTGCATTCTGTAACTTTCAGTCAATGGACTGCCTGCGCGTTTGGCTTGTTCTTCCAGTTGTTCATATAAAGAAATGGCGCGTTGTATGCTTTCATCACCACCAAGGGATTTCTCTATGGAATTTCCCAACTGGTCATAAGCGGATTGCATCTCTTTAACTCTCTGTTTACTGCGTTGTATGCTTCTTTCAAGAGATTTATCATGTATTTGCGCTATTCCAGATATGAGGCTTAATGCCGCACCTGCTGCCGCTCCCCAAGGACCTGCTGATTTCCCGAAAAGAGAAGTGGCTATTCCCATTCCTTGCGAAGCACCCTGCAATCCCCCTCCCATAATTCCGGCTATATCTGAAAGCCCGGAGCCTACTCCAAGATTTTCAAATATTCCTCCTAAGAAATCAGCGGCATTGGCAAGCGCGTCAAACTTGCCGATTACGCCTTGTATGGCTGCTGACTGGTCGGAATATGCTGCTTTTAATTCGTTTTCTGCAGCATCAATCTGTTCTTTGGGGGCACCGCTACTTCTAAGTGAGTTTAGCTTATTCCTCGCATCTTTGATAGTATTAAAGGAATCCACTAATGCCTTGAATGGATTACGTTCAGTAAGTTCACCACGTAACTTTCGTAATGCCTCTACCAGTTCTTTGGTGTCTTCTATTGACAATCCTTGTTTTTTAGCAAACTCTTCTACCTTAGAAATCATATCATCCAGTGTGGCAGTAGATACACGGTCAAGGTCATCAAAGATACGTACCCAATCACTGCTTTCTTTGAATTGGTCAAAAAGGACAGAAGATTTCTCTTTTTCGGCCCGTTTATTGACTTCTTTTATAAGGTTGTCAGCCATTTCATTGCCAATGCTCCCTCTATTGTTTTCTAATTCGGAGATTGCCTTTTGCCGTTTACGCTCAATTTCTTCTATTTTAGCTGAATAATCCTTGTAGTCATTTATCATTTGCAATAGATTATCAAAGTTTTCAGCTTTTAGTTTTTTGCTTTCCTCTTTGATAGTCTGATACAGTTTTAAGATTTCATTGTCACCAAATTTGCTTTTTACGGCTTCTTCATCCATTCCCAGAATATCAGAAAGAGATAGATTACTGCCATTCTTTTTTAATTCTTCCGATAGTTGGTTCTGCAAATCTTCAACGAAACTATTAAAAGATACACTTCCTCCAAAAGCTATATTCATGGAAAGGGACTTATTCCCGGTCGCTTCAAATAGCTTTTTATACAAGTCCCATTTTTCTCCGGCTTGGGAAATATACCTTTCTATTTCCTTCAAGGCATCGTCAACACCTTTCTTGACATTGTCGTAGTTGATATTCTCTTTCTTCACGCCAAGAGATAGGTACAATTCCATCTGCTTCCCTTTGGATTTGTCCAACTGGTCTTGTATGTATTGGTATGTCTTGCTTGGGTCACTCAAATCCAAGTTAACCCCGTTCTTGTCAAAGATAGGGGCAAATTCAGAAACGCCCTTCACCCTTTGGGATGCGGCTTCTTCACCCTCTATTTTCTTCCACTTGTCGTAAAGTGATAGGGCTTTGCTGATTAGGTCGGCACGGTCTTTCCATTGTTCTGCAATAGGGTCTTTTTCGTTTCCGGATGTTTTTTCCAATCCTCCTAAAGCCTTATATATTTTCCTTGTTGTTTCAAGTTCCTTGTTGTAGGATGCCAGTTGTTTTTCTGAATATTTATTCCCAGATGCGAACGCCTTTGTTTTTTTCTCCAAGTCACTGATGTTACCGGAAAGCATATCCATATATTCTTCATAAGAGGTTCCTTCTTTGGGTTTTAAGGCATCCATGTCGCCAGCAAGTTTGTTCGCCTCTTTTTCCCAATCAGTCAAAGGCTTACTTATATTAATTTGGCTCATGGAATGATAAGATTGTCTGGCCGTGTCTATAATGTTGGCTAAGTCCAGACTTTGCTTCTCCAGTTCCAATAGCCTGTTTATTGCTTTGGTGATGTCTTCCGGTTTGTATTTAGCGAAGGATAATTCTCTTCCGTTTTCATCAAATCTTCTGTATCCTCCTTCTCTGATAATACCGGCAAGCCTTTCCCTTTCGGAATCAATACTCTGCTTTTGTATTTGGGCATTTGCCATAGTCCCGATAAACTGCTTCTTGTATAAGTCTTTCTGTTCTTGTGATAATTTTCGCATCTTCTCAACAGAAAGAGATATTGCTACTCCGTATTTATCCGTTTGAGTAACTGCATCTTTGAATGTATTGGCGAGATTTTTGGTAATGCGCCCTAATTCTCGACTTTCTTCCGCACTTTTATTAGCTTTCTTGCTAAGGGCTTCGTATCGGTCAATAAGGCTGTCAACAGCTTTATTACCTTGCATCTTGTCGTTTGTGTCAGCAATGGTCTTATTTAAATCCGTAATAACCTCTGCTGTAGTTTTTACTTCTTCTTTGAACATTACTAATGCCCCAACTACGCTACCAATGAGAGTTATAATCCAAATTATTGGATTTTTCTTCATAGCGGCATTCAAAGCTGTCTGTACGGCAAGTAATCCTTTTGTTGCAACATTTGTTAGTATCACAGCAGTTTTGTATGAACCATATACGATAGTCAACATACCAAGTATATTTGCAACCGCTTCCCAATGATTCATTAAGTCAGTAAGCAACTCCAAGCTATCTGAAAGTACACCGCTATTGCTTTCCGCAATGTCAGCCATCATCACATCCCAAGCGTCCTGCAAGTTGCTCCACTTGCCCGCAAGGCTTTCCGCAAGAGCCTCCTGCATGTTGTAGAACTTGCCTCCCTCGTTGGTCAAATCCCAGAGGACATCCTTCACCATCCCGAAGCTTACTTCCTTCCGGCTGATTTTGTCAAATACATCTCCGGCACTGACAACTTTATTTTCAAGGATGGTAAACCGTTTTGCCAACTCGTCCACCAACGGAATACCAGCCTCGGTAAACTGCCTCAGTTCCTGCCCACGGAGGAAAGCCGCACTGCGCACCTGCCCGTATGCCAATATGATACGTCCCATATCGACACCCACACCTGCGGAAATGTCGGCAAGCCTCTTGGTCGTGTCATAAAGCTCCTCATACGGGATGCTGTATGCGGAAAGCTGCTTGGTGTATGATGCCAGTTCATTGAACTGGAACGGAGAGACCACCGCCAAATCCTTGATACGGTTGAATATGGTCTCGGCTTTCATGCTGTCCCCAAGAATGGAGGTAAGCGCAATGCGTTGCTTCTGGAACTCCCCTCCAATGGTGTACAATCCTCTTACAAAGCGTTCTACCGTATATATGGAGTACACGTTGGCGATTTGGTTTTTCAATTCCCCGGCTATCCGTGACTGGGAGGACATCGTAGAATTAGCTCTCTTCATAGCTGCATTGTGCGTATCTGAAGCTTTTGCAGCCTGCATCCGGGCGTTTCTAAGCTGTTCAAGGGCTTTTTGTGAGTTGGCGTAAGCATCTGTACGTTTCATTTGAGAATTTGCATAAGCATCTGCACGGATTATTGAGGATGCTGCTTGGGTGGCTCTTAGTACTGCTTCAGATTGTTCACGCCCTCTTTTAAGACTGGCGTTTAACTGTTCTCGCTCTTTTTTGATACTGGCATCTAATTGTTCTCGCTCCCTTCTAATGTCTTGAAGAACCTTCTTGTATGTCACATCAGCATCCATACGTACTGTTGTTGCGAACCCCTTAATCCCTCTTAATTCATCAGAAGTCATGCCTTTCCCTTTGAATGCTTCCGTGAAACTCTTAATACTTTCGCTATCCACCTCAAGCTTCACCTTGTAGGTCTTATTTTTCAGCAAGGCTTCCACCTTGTCCTCAATTTCCTTCACGTCCGTTTTCAGACCCACTCTTGCGCTGACTGTAGCGTGCATGTTTACAAGCTTTTTCTTGATGGCTTCATACTCCTGGGGAGTGTAATCCTTCAAATGAATGCCAAAATTCAAATTTCCGAGGTCTGCCATATCTTTATCTTATTTTGTGTTTCTTTTTAGCGCATCCACGCCGTTAACTAAAAAATCATTCAATGAAACCTTCTGTCCTTTTGCTTCCTGCGCCTTCCTTTTTTCCTCCCATCTTCTGGTAAGTTCCTGCATCTCCTTTGCCGTGTGCTTCTTTTCTCCTCCTTCCGTATCTTCATTCTTATAGGAGACAAATGGCGCATCGCACATGAGAAGTTCATACTGGGCATTGGTAAGTACATAATCCATAAGCCAGTTCGGGACGTTTATCAGCCCCCAGAAAAGAACCAGAGGACGGATTAATTCGGAGTATTTCTCTCCGTTTGCGAACCCTGCTCCTGCTGAAGTCCTTGAAGGATACGCTCTGCTTCCTTTCTCGTCATCGTCATTATCGTGTCCTTCATGCCGGTCAAGAACATGGTAGCACTCAAGTACTCCAACTTCTGAGATTCCACTTTTTTTTTACCAATTGCTATGATGTCCGTAAGCTCCGTGTCCGTGTACTTTTTCCATAGCATACGCCAATATATCCAATGGAACATCTTTATTTTCCACCAATTATTCAGAATAATGAGAGAAGCGCATCTGGCAGTTACTTCATCCTCGTTCTTGCAGGAATGCAAGACATGGGTAAGCTTCCGTATAGTTCCGCGGTGAAGCCATTTTATGCCGAATCTCTTACCTCTTATTGCGACATAGTCTGTACTGTTCTCCAGTACGTCATCAAGCCTTTTTTGCTCTTCTTCTGTGGGCTGCTGTATATTTTCGCTCATGATTGTCATTATGGATTATAAAAAGAAAAGGCGGCGGCACAAAGCTCACCGCCATAAATGCTAAATGGTAGTACCTTCCTGAGTAACCTTCACACTGCCGAATTCGCTGGCAGTGGAGATGTTCACAGTTGCGGTCCTTGCAGAAGCTCCGCTGTTTTCAGTAACCTTGACCGTCACCACTTTTCCGCTGACAGATGTCTTGCACCATGTTTCCGTTGATGAAGCGGAAACCACGCTTTCTTTTGTCGTGGCCGTGATGGTCTTCCCCGTATTGTCAGCAGCGCTGGTAAAGTTCAGGGAAGATGGAGCTACGGTCAGGCTGCTTTTTTTGTCAGGAAAGCGATATTGTCGTCTGACGTTTCATCGGCGGCTCCGTCCTCAATTTCAATGGTTCCGCTTAATGCAAAACCGAACGGGGTGGTGGAGGCGTTCTCGAACAGCGGCCGTGCATAGATTGCCATCTTTTTCACCAGTACACATTTTTCTCCGTCCTCACTCAGAAGCGCGATGCCTGCATTCAGCTTCTTGCTGTTCAATGTGGCTGAAATCCCACTGAATGCGATTCCGTTAACGGTAGCGGTTGCTACATCATGCGCTTCTCCAAGGAAGTATTCGACCAAGTCCTTGCTTATACTAGGTACGGTTGCGGCAAAGGTGATGTCACCTGCCGTGCTCGTTACAGCCCAGTCAGCCTGCAATCCATGCACTTTGGTGCGGTTCAACGTAGGCTCTGCCTGGGACAGAGACAAAGAGTCAACAGTTACCGGCAAGTCGAAATCAGGCGTTACCGTAGTGAAGTTGGTTATTCCTCCCTTAACCAACATGATGGATGAAAGACCACTGAACACGTCTTTCAACTCTAGTTTTGTCTTCATTGCCATAATAAATAGTTTTAATCGTTTTATTTTATGTTTACTTTATCACCAGGTCAGCCCTTATCAATGTGGCGCTGAACCCTAATCCGTCATTACCTTTCAAGGTCAGTTTGGGGTTTGAGGCAATTATGTAATTGTCGCTGATAGGGAATAGGGAAAGGATGTCTCCTACAATGGCGTCCATTTGTTCCAAGTCTTCAGCACCTCCCTTTTTCCGTCTTACATACACTTCAATGGTGCAATAGGTACGGATATTCCCGAATCCGCTGCCATAGGTCATGGAAGACAACAAGCCGGGCAATGACACCACAATGAAATCATTCATTTGTCTTGCCACAGCTTCGGGGCGGTCATTCGTGAACACATTCTCACTGACTGCCTTTGCTGCGTCAAACAATGATTTCAGCGCGTCCTTGTATTTGAAATCCTGCTCATATCCCATATCACTTCATTGGTTTAAAGGTCATTCTGGATATACTTTCCGCATAATCGTATGTGTCTGACAGAACATTTAACCCTTTTCTGGACTCCAGATAGTTCGAATATTCGGTACCGGTACACATAACCAGCCCTATGCCGTCACTCGGAGCTTTGTATGATTTGAGGAAGTTTACAGAAGTGGTTAGACCGTATTCCCCGTTGGTATCAATCAGATTATACTTTTTGATGGGAATAAGCTTGCCGCTTTCATAACTCCGGACCATTATGACTCCGATTCCGTCACCTCTGCTAAGCTTGGGACGGGTCGCATTTTTCAGACCTTGTGTGACAACTGCTGTAATTACCCGTGACAGTCCTCCTTTATAGTATATTCCTACTGCCAATGAGGTTAGCGTGTTTCCGGTAACATTATGGTACTGGGCTGATATTACTCCGTCTTTCAGAAGTCTGATTCCGATTTCCGTTATCCTATCCAGCAAATAGCCGTCAATGATATTACCCATCTTTTTCTTGCCTTCCTCCAAGACCTTAGCATTATCTTCCATATCCCTAATTCTTAGCCATGTTGAAATACAAAGTCGTCCCCATTTCCGTAGCGTAACAGTCTGTTATTACTTTGGCTTCAAAAGTGCCCCCATAGTCAGTGACATCCACAAGGTCGCCGGAAAGGATTCCTTTCACAAGCCCGGGAATGTCTATCGCATAATCGCTCTTTATGACATTGCTTTTGGTGAATGTTCTAAGACTGGTGCTCCCGTACTTGTTGCATTTGCCTTCATAAAGCACAGTCTCTTCCCCTTCGCCAAAAGATGTCTCTCCGGATATGCGATATACCTTGCAGGTATGCGGAAAACGCGGATTGTTTACTTTCATAGCGGACACCTTTTATTCATGTTCATACCCAAATTGACAATCTTGATAGACGATTTCCTTACATTCTCTCCATACAAGGCGTATATGTCATTGGCCATTTGACGGAGATTGCGCTTGTCATAAGCAGAGCTTTGTGTACCGCCCTCCTTGTGCTTCCATACTCCGTTGGCATCTTCAACGCTTCCGGTTACGCTCGGTGTACTTGCGCACCACATGTAAAGGTCTGCCCGGCACAAGTCTTTCTGGCGCTTCTCCAACGTGGTGACATCCGTTCCCGGTACAATCTCCCTATCAATCAAGATGGTGGCAATCGCACTGTCTGCAACCTCAAAACCGACACAACCACGGAGGTATTCCTCTATGGTGGTGCCGATTGCTGTATTTTGAGAATCGTTGTCCATTATTTGCCTTTGATGTCAAGGTAATACATCCAGCGTACCTTGTTGGGGACAACCAATCCGGTGACTTCCGATTTGATGACCTGGGTCATGGTCTCGTCCTCGAACAGTTGTCTGATTAATGTACGCCCACCGTCATATAAAGCAGTCCTTGCCCCGGGTGTTTCCATATAGATGGGTTTGCCGCATTGGATGTCACCAATGGCACCATCCGGCATGTAAACCATTACCCCCTCATTGAAGCTCTGCAGGTTGATGTACTCCATCTTTTTGGTGGTTGTATTGAATTTCTCCACGGAAGCGATGGCATCAATAACAGTAATGGGGGCGCCGATTCTGGCCTCGATGAATGCCTTCAAAGTGGCATCATCAATCAGAGAGCCGAATGCCTGCTTGTTTGCCGCATCTGTAATGTCAGGACGCGCATAAGTCACGTACAAGTTACGGAAATACGGCATTGTCAATAAGTCGTCCCAGGTGGTCTTGCTTACTTCCCAGTGCCCGGCAGGTGCAAAATCCTTCTGCTGGCTGTCCCTTCTCACATCTCTCATAACCTTGATGGGGTCTATTGAGGTGCCGACAGCGCTCTCCTGGGTAACTTCGCCCGAAGAATCATTCTTCTTATACCATGTACTTGTCTTGATGTTCTTGGAGGGAACCTCAAAATCAATTTCCGTAGTGATACCCAACGGGTTGTTGGTGGCGTTGATAACCAGTTTACCTTTGTTGGACACTATCTGGTGGCGTTGGTGGGCTACAGTGTTGTAGTTACCGCCAAGCAGGTCATCAATCCCGTTGAACAACAGTTCCATAATGGTCTCTTCAATTTCAGCCGTAGTATTGCCGATGGCGTTTGCCAGCATCATCTTTTCTCTCAGAATCTTTCGGCTCATCACAACTTCATGCTTGAATGTAGGCAGTCCTCCCATTTTCAGGCTCAATCCGTCTGTGGATTTGGTTGCTCCGTCACTGTCAATATCCACATAAGTAGCCATCGTATATGGACGGATGGTAGCCTCAATCTGTTCGTATGTTGGATTGATTGGGATGTTGGGGTTTAACGGGAATCCCAACTGCGAGAAAGTTGCTTCCGCATTGTATTTCTCGGCAAACATGTCGTTGATGTATTTGGTCAACGCGCTGCCTTGTGCGTCGCTAACGTATCCCATTGAAGCAAGACCTTTTGCTACAATGTCATAGAATTGTCTGTCTCTTGTGTACATAATTACCTCCTTCCGTTATGATTCTCTCACAAATTCAATCATTGGAAGATTGGCCTCCATAGCCGGAAGGATTTTCGCTCCAACCACTCTGTCTGCATAAATTCTTCCATTTCTCACCACGGCGCAAGTGGCCAGCGTACATCCGTCGGGGATACACACGTCTTCGAAAATCAGGCCGTTTACCGTTCCGGTAATATCCGTCCATTTGCTGGCGGTAAATGCTTCCGGAGATTCGATTGCCGTTTTGTTCTTGTAAATTTTCCCTGCCTGCTCCACTATATCTCCTACCGCATAGGTTTTCGTGGATTCGTATGCCGGGCCTGCAAGTATTACCACTTGTTGTCCTGCACCCATAAACTGCACGGGAGTGCCGGCGCCAATGACTGTACCTGCCGGATATTTGGTGTGGTCAATCATTCCACCCCCCTGATACAGTTCTCTTACTCTGCTCCATACCGGGAAATGACCGCCGAATTCCGATTGGTATTTACCGATAGTGTTGAAAGTTCCTGATTGTCTCATTTTCTTGTCTGTTTTAAAATGTGTTATTTCTTTTTAGGGAGCTTCCCTTGTGCCCTCATGCGTTCCTTGAAGGATTCACGGCGGCTGTTCGTCTGCTCTTCACTGGCTTGTGAGAATTGATTGATACTGGGCGACGCTCCGTTTCCGAAAATAGCCTTGTATCTTTTCTCGTAATTCCGCTTAGCGCAGTTGACTATATCCTCTTGCTTCATGCCATCTGTAATGTCTACATCTGATATGGCTATATTGAGAATCTCTTCGTTGCAGGTGTTTTTACCGTCATTTTCGATTAGCGATTTCAGTTGGCTTCTGGATTGTTCCATTAAAGCGTGAACGGATGCGGCGTTTTTCTCCTCTTCCCTTTCTTTTTTCAACTGTGAAAGCTCGTTCTTCAATTCTTCAACTTGAACGGCAAGCGCTCCCCCTTCTGTTTTCTCTTCCCCATTTGAGGGGGACTGTTGGGGCTTATAGTTTTTCTTAAAGTCCTCAACCCTGGTCGCGACATCGTGGTTGTATTGACCTTGCATCCCTTTTAGAAAGCCTACAGCATTGCTCCAATAAGCCTCGTCAGGTTCCGAGCCTTCGGCCACGGGATTAAGTTCTACATACTTCTGTAATGTCTGCGGTGAAAAACTGGTTTCTTAATGTGGATAAGATTTTTTCTTGTTCCATCGTGTTTATTTTGTGTTTATGTTAAATAAAAAAGAGCTTATCAATGCTTTTTGCATCAATAAGCTCTTAGGCTTGTATATTGTAACTTGTTATTCGGTCGTTATTCTTATTTTGATATAATTCCGGCATCTTCGGCATACCGTTCGAAGCAAAATACTTCCTTCCACCATCCTTACATCCGTAAGCTTCTGCCCACATACCGGACAAGTGACGAATGTATTTTGTCCGACATCCCTTTTCTCATCCAATTGGGAATCAATTTTTATCATATCAAACAAATTTCAATGCAAATATAATGATTGTTTTCTAAAAATCAATATATAAACAATCTTTTTATCTTATATATTTAGAAAATAAACATTTAATCGTATATTTGTATCAAATATTATCATAGAGCTGTGAATCAAGCCGGAATATACAGAGGATTTCTGTATGTACCGGCTATTTTTATTTATGGAATACGACAGAACTGTACATACCAAGAATGGGAGTAGTGTGCTTACCTACGCACAAGTGGATAAATTGCGCAAAAGCGATAGTCCTCTTAATATGATTGCTCAAAAAGGTTGCCAGGAAAAGTTTCTTGCATCTCCAGCGGACATTACCATATTTGGTGGAAATCGCGGTGGTGGGAAAAGCTGGGCGCTACTTATGGAAGTATTAAAGGATATTGCTAATCCTAATTTTGCAGCAGTTATTTTGAGAAATGAAAAAGAAGACTTAAGCAATATAGTCAATAAATCATATAAATTATTCTCTCAATTCGGGAAATATAATAGGTCAATATCGGATATGACTTGGAACTTCTATAAGGGTGGGTTCCTTAAGTTTTCCTATTATGCTGATTCTTACGACGACTTTGAAAAACGGTTTCAAGGAAAGGAATTTGCTTTTATTGGAATAGATGAAATTACCCATTCTGAGTTTAGAAAGTTTAAATATCTAGTTACCAACAATCGTAATGCTTATGGTATAAGAAATCGTTTTTATGGCACGTGCAATCCTGACCCCGATAGTTGGGTGAGGAAGTTTATAGATTGGTGGATAGATGACAGTGGGAATCCGATACCGGAACGAGATGGGGTAATACGTTATTGCTTTATGGACGGGAATCGTCCGGATGATATTTTATGGGGAGATTCCGTAGATGAAGTTTATGAGCAATGCAAAAGAACTATAGATAGATTGCTTACTCCAGCCCTTGTAACACAAGGATATGATAAATCAAACTTTGTCAAAACTGTTACATTTATTAAAGGAAAACTTGAGGAGAATATAGCCCTTATCTCTTCTGACCCCAACTATCTTGCCAACCTTGCCCAGCAAGACGAAGAATCCCGTGCCCGTGACCTTGAAGGGAACTGGAATTTTAAAGCGGCCGGAGACGATATTCTTAAAATGGGACACATGGAGCGTTTTTTCAAGAACTCTTTCCAGTATGGGGACGGCAAGCGGAGGGTGTCATGTGATATTGCTTATGAAGGTGGAGATAATCTTGTACTATGGCTCTGGATAGGAAATCACATAGAGGATGTATATGTGAGTCAGGATAATTCCAAACGGACGGAAGAATGTGTCGCATATAAGTTACGGGAATGGGGAGTTATGGAGAAAGATTTTGTTTTTGACTTGAACGGACCAGGGCAGGATTTTAAAGGTAAATTCCCGGATGCTGTCAAATTCAACAATATGGCAGCTCCTATCCCAATGACAAAAGCTGACGAGCAATCTATAAAATATATCTATTCTTCCCTGAAATCACAATGTGCCGATATTCTCGTAAAGAAAATAAAGAATGACGAAATATCCATTAACCCAGAATTATTGTCACTTAAGTTTTCTGGCAATAGATATTCCAACATGACCCTTTACAATATCCTCATGAAGGAGCGAAAGGCTATCAGGGACGCGGAAACGGAAAAGGGATTCTCGCTGATTAAAAAGGAGACTATGAAGAAATATGTAGGACATTCTCCCGACTTCATAGAAGCCATGATTTACAGACAGATTTTTGATATAAAAAAGCAACACACTAAACCAAAAGGCTTATGGAGAATATAAGTACACGACAGATTATGGTACGTCTTCCATTTCGGAGGATACTTCCTGATGGTTACAAAAAAGCGATGGGGACATTTTGGGACGGCTCGCCTGTTAATGCCCCGTTAGACAAACCTACGTATCAGATAATGACCCAAACGGATTTCTTACGCGAGTTCGAACCTTCCGGGCATGTAATCAACGACCCGTTGGTTTACCCTGACAGATTGAGGCAAGACCCGGAGACAAAGAAATGGTATCGCGAGAAAGTCGTAAGGTGCGCCTTTGCCTTCCAAAGGATTATAACAATTAAGCATCTTGTTCATTTGTGCGGCAACGACATCCAGTTCGAAATGGAAGGGGATAATGAAAATGAAAAAGTCAAGGATGTATTTTTTAAGTTTCGAACCGGATGGGCTGTCAAAGATATGGAGATTGCGTGGTATGAAGCCGCGAAGTCTGTGAAAATAACGGGTGATACGGCATTTGTGGGCTACCTCCGTAAAGGAAAATTCTATTGGAAAGTGTTTTCTTTCGAGAAGGGGGATACTTTATATCCGCATTTCGACAATGTGACGGGTGAGCTGATTCTATTTGCCCGTTCCTATTCGGATTATGATGACAAAGGCAATTCTGTTACAGACTGGCTGGAAGTATGGGATGAAAAGTATCTCCATCGTTTTAAAAGGGGAAAAAGCGGATATGACAAGATAAAACAAGTCATAAAAAGTCTGTTCGGGCTTGATGGGTATGAACTTGTCTCATCACAAGAGCATGGCTTTACTTTCATTCCCGTAGCTTACCACAGAACTGAATCCGGAGCGTGCTGGTCGCCTTCGCAAGACAGCATAGACCAATACGAACTTGCCTTTTCCCAGTTGTCTCAGAACAATATGGCCTACGCTTTTCCGATTATGTACTTTAAAGGGGAGAATGTTGACATTGAAGGGGGGATTGACGGGACGATAAAATGTATCTCTATGGGACCGGACGACGAGGCAGGCTATCTCAACAAACAAGATGTCTCTACGGCTTTTGAAAAGCAACTGGACACTCTTTATAAGCTGATTTACGAACAGTCGTTTGCAGTAATTCCACCAGAGGTAAGAAGCGGAGACCTTCCGGGAGTGGCGATAAAGCTTCTATATTCTCCGGCTTTTGAGAATGCCATGAAGGATGCCCAGGAATACAACCGTCTCATTGATTACATGGTAAGGATATTCACTTACGGATACGGCGTCGAAACGGAGAATCTCATAGACCTGCAGAACTTGAGCGTTTATGCCTGGATAAAGCCGTATATCCATCTGAACGAGTCTGAGCTTGTGCAGAACCTTGCTGTCTGTGTGCAGAATGGATTCTTGTCCCGACAGACCGCAAATGAGCAGATTCAGATGTACAGCAATCCCCGTGATTGGGATAGGATAATGAGAGAGAAAAAGGAAGAACAGCAGGCTGACCTTCTTTACGAATTGAAATCCAAACAAGCGTCCGCTGCCAATAATGGAATGGAGCATAATCCGGGAGGAGATGACAAACAATGAAACAGCCTACACGACAGCAGATACAAGAGGCGAAGGATTACATAAAGCTGAGACTTAGGGCTGAAATATCCATGCAGGACAATCTGGAGAAGGCGCTTCTGCAAGCCGCTAATGAGATTGTCGGTATATCCATGAGATACGGGATAAAGCCTTCATTTTTCCGCTTCTCTGCCAATAAGGAGCTGAATGACGAAGTGAATAAGGTTCTTGATAAACTGCGTGGGACTATATATTATTACACGGAGACCCTATCCGTCTATGACCGGGAAAATGACCGTGATGCGATTGTCGCATTCATCAATAGGGAAGACCACGGCAAGACGCTGTCCGAACGAATAAATATCTACTCCAACCGTTTCAAGTATGAATTGGAAGCCGCCATTGCTGCCGGGATGATAGCAGGTATTGGCAGTGAAAAAATAAAGGACAATATAAAGGCAAATCTTAAATCTCCGTATTCGGACCCGTATTTCAAGAGGGCTGTGGAAGGAGGAAATACCTCTGCCACACGTATAAAAACCGACGGCATCAGCTACGGGGTGGGGAAATCCAATTCTGCCTACAATTCCCTGAATACCCTTACCCGTTTTGTTGTAGGCTCCGCGTGGATGTGGTTTTGGGGCATTGAACACAAGAATAATGGGTTTACCGGGTTCTATTCGTATCGCGGAAGCAGCTACCCGTGTTCGTATTGTGACAGCATGGTCGGCTATCATCCCATATCCGACTATCAGAACCAATGGCACATACGGTGCTGTTGCTATTTTGTTTTTGTATAATTCATAGTTTTAACTGTTATGCTGAGAGGAAAAGAGGAGAAAATATCATTGAGTAGAGGATTGGTTTCAGAATGCAAACGCATTAAAATCAGTGCCAAAGAGAAAGCTTTTGCAGACCTTGTCGCCATTGGATGGAAAGACAAGGACGCTTATCTTGTTTCCGGACTTTACAACCCGGTGTATTCTTCCAAGGCGAATGAGAAGGATATGAATAGACTATTGACGGAGGACGAGCGTTTCATGGCATATCTTACATCTGTCAGCAGGAAAATCCAGCGGAGACAAAAGGAAAACGAAAAAGAGGATGATATATCAGTCGATGGCATCAGTGAAGAGGATATTGCTTCCGAACTGTCGAAAGAGAACCAACTTCGCAAACTTATTGCAGCCCGTAAGAAATATGACGGGAAAGAGGGATGCAAGGAATGGATTGACCTCACCAAAATGATAGCGGACATTACACAGATTAAGAAAGACGAGATAAAGGAGGAGGACACCACAGTCCATTTCTATCTGCCGCTTTCATGCAACAACTGTTCCTTGTACCTTGCTGCCAAAAAGAAAGCCGGGGGATAAAACCCGGCTATTTCTCCATTTCCTTCTTCATCTCATACATCTGCCTTTCCTCCTCAATAATCTTGGCGTCCTCCTCGTCGGATATGGGCTTGGCATCCGCACGGTCAAGGGCGGTGCCGACTGCCTTCAACACATCCACCTGCAACTCCGCGTCAATGCAGTTTGCCACATACTGCGTATTGCGTATTATAAGCATCGGCAGATTGTCTACCTTATCTTCTATTGGGGCATTGTCGAGCAGCATGAACATCACGCTTCCTGCCCCATATTCAACGGAGAAATCTCCGCTTACGGTTGATACCTTAATGAAGGGCAAATCGCCTTTCTTGTACTTGAGAATAACAGTATTCCCGATTTGTCTCTTTCCGAAATCCATAATTCTGATTTATAATTATTAATAATCAATGTCCTCGTTCAAAAAATCGTCGTCGGAATATTCCCATCCCTCGAACATATTGACTTTCGCCTCCTCTGCAATATTGGGGACGTGCTTCATGAAATTATTCGCAATGTCCTCATTACCGCACCATAGGGTATAGACGTTGCTGTATCCCTTGTCCGCACGTTTTTCGCGTGCATATCCGAGCGAAAGCATGTCAAGCCCCATTTTCCTCTGGGAAACCGGGACCACTCCGTTTTTCTTGCAGAACCTTTCATAATTCTTGTACACCTCCGAGGAAGTAAGCTCTATAGGCGCTCCTCCACCGGACTCCTCCGGCTGGCATTCCTTGTACTTGAAGTATTCGGATATGCTTCCGTCCACAAGCTTGCCGTCCTTCCCCATCACGGTAGAGCGTATCCTCTCCAGCTTCATGTCTATCTTGCCGCCAAGATTCTCCGGCATACGCCAGTTGTTTTTCTTTAGCTCGCACAGCCCCTTGACTATCCACGCCATGATACCCGCATGTTCTGCCCTCATCCTTTCCGCAAGCATAGTGTCCCTTTTCTCCACGGGAATTGTCTTGTCGAAGTTTAGCACCAGGGCACGGCGCTGCATGCTCTCGTCGTCCGGGTCATCACGGTTCAGGAAGTCCTTCGGCTGCCACTGGTAGTTGGAGTTGCACAGCATTATAGGAGGGCGCTGCATCATGGTGATGTTGCCTCCTATCCCCCGGCAGGCAATAGGCTCCCCACTTGATATGGCCTTGATGATGCTCATGTCCTTGAAATCACCACGGTTACTTTCCGTGCAGTACATAAGCCTTTTCCTTGACATCGAATAGGCCGCACGCAACTGCTCGTCACCGCCTCTGGCGAACTGGCTCATCTTTATGTTAAGTATTTCATCCTCCCCGAACATGTCCTTCAGAACCCGGTAAATGACACTCTTGCCGTTCGCTCCGGTCCCCTGCAATATGAGAAAATACTCAAAACTGATATTCTTCCTGTTGACAAGGCACGCGCCAAGGAACATCTGCAGTATTCTCCTCTTGTGCTTCTCCGGAAGGACCCCGTCCATGTCATCCGTAGGGAGCCAGCTTTCCCCAAGGAAGCTTCTCCATGTGGGACAGTTGAAAATCTCCTTGCGGTCATACTTGAAAGGGTACATCTTCACGCAGTCGAACTTCGGGGAGTGGGGGTAGACCTTGAGCCTGTTCATGTCAACCACGCAGTTGGTAAAGCACATGATGCTCAAATCCGGCTGAAGATCATGGTCCCTTATGACATTTATTATGCGGTTCATGTATGCGTACATGTTTTTGTTCGTACGGTCACGGGCGGCAACCCCCATCTTCTCCAGCCATCTGTCAACGGCATCGTAGAGCACGTTGTAGTCCATGTACTCATATATCTTTCCCGTAAAAACATACAGAGGGACATGATAGTCCGCAATGTCTTTCGTCACAACACCATATCCCTCCCTAAACAGCTCCTCAAGCCGTCTTCCGTATCGGTCTATGCGCTCAGGATTGCTCGTCACCAGGGATATGTCCCTGAACGTAGAGGCGTATTCGTCGCAATGCCGTGACAACAATCCAAGTACATAATCCTTCAATTCCCTTCTGTTCATTGTATATCGCTCATTTTACGTTAAAAAGAACATAAACATATCTGCTATAGGCGCATTTTATAAAAATAACCCTCTTCTTTTACTTATTTGACCTAAATACATATAGATATGCTCTTTATCTTCATTATGCAAATATACAATATATTGGATATAAACCAAGTATATATTATATGAAATATTGCCGATTTATTAGAAAATACCACGGAAAAAGAACTTGCTTGTGCATTATCATAAAAATAGCCCCAATTTATGTTGGTAAAACATCATTACATTGCCCGAAAAAATGGGAAACAAAAAATTTTTAGGAGAGGTGACTACGCCCAATATCATTACAAATTATAGGGGTGGGGGAGGTGTTGTTTGAGGGCGTATACGCGTGTAAAATACTGTAATATAGCTGTTTCTCCTTTATATTATACATATAATATAAAGTTTTGATTTGTTTACTGTATTGCGGTGGGATGTTAGGGTGATGTGTGCGGAATCGCACGGCTTTGAGGTAAAGACACCTCTTTAATTGCTATAGACAATATCTATATTACTGTGCTTTATTATAAATAGAATCTATTTTGCTGGTTCTTCCTTTTATGTTGTGCTTTTATAGATTGTTTCTATGTTTATTGTGTGTATTATAGATGTAATCTATATATATTGTGCATGTGTTTTTACTGGTTTTGGTATTATATGTTTACTATTAATTGGGTGTGATGTTATGTTTGTAAATTGTTATAAATCAGTGATTTTCCGTGTTGATATTGTGCTATAAAACATGTGTTTTTTATAGAAATATTTTGCTATTTTCTTTGCTGTTTACAATATAATTCGTATCTTTGTAATGTAAGAAAGAGGTAACCGTAAGGTTGCCGTTCTTGCAAGCGTTGTTTGTATTGTGATATAAAAAAGGAGCTGTAGGTACTGGTAATACTTACAACTCCGAAAGAAGGGAATAACCTGAATAGGTACCCCCCCTAAGCAGGAACAAAGGTACTTATCCAGGTTGTCACTTCCAAATTATCCTCTTATAAAATAACGCTGTACTTTGAATTATTAACAATTTAAAATATATCATCATGACAGCAATGAATTTCTACACCGCAAACGGTTGGGCTGGTTCCAACTATGACAGCAAGTTAAGTACAAAGGAAATCGCCGCAAAGGTCAGGGTTTTTGCAAAGAAGAATTTCCCGGAATTTAAATTCTCTGTTCGCTCTGAATGGAGTATGTACACGGATTCGTTACATATTGAACTGAAAGAAGGTATTTGCATTCCCTTTGTTGAGGGGTCAAGAAGCGCGGAACGCGGTTATATGTCCACGATGAACACCGTAAAGGGCTGGGAAAAGGATTTAACGCCCGAAATATTTAAAGTGCTGGACGCTGTTACGACTTATGCAAGTTCTTTCCGTTATGATGATTCGGACGGTATGCAAGACTATTACGACACTAATTTTTATTTAAGCATAAAAGTGAGTGATGAATATAAGGTTATAGAACCGAAGGCGAAGGAAAGCAGCGTTAAGGCTGAAAAGGTTGAGGAAGCCAAAGAAGTGGAAGCCGTGACGGTTGAAGGCCTGGAAATCGTGGACTATTCCGAAAAGGCTATCGCGGTGTTTGGCGATACGAAGGCTATCAAAGACCAGTTAAAGGAACTGGGTGGACGGTTTAACCCAGCTTTGAAGTACAACGGCGAAAAGCGTGCCGGATGGATATTCAGCAAGAAGCAAGCGGACAAGGTGAAAGAGTTGATAACGCCTACAGAGTTGCCGGCGCTTCCTGAAATAGAAACATCTAAGGATAATATTATAGAATGGAAAGAAATTCCTGGATGTGGTTACGAAGGTATAGAACTAGAATATATCGGAGAGGGTAAGGAATACGGATGTATAGGGCGTTGCGACAATGGTACATACTGGGGGGCATTCGGAGGCGTGCAGGGTTCTACTAGTGGATTATCTCCAGTTCGGAAAGTGTTTGATAATGAAACGGATTTATTAAACTGGATGAAATCTAATGGATTTGTTTATGAAAAGAAATGCACTTTACGCGATTCTGTGATATTAGAAGAACCCCAAGGAAATGACACCCCATTAATTATTGACGATTATGCAAAATATGATTCGTTCGATTATCCGACAATACCCGAAGAACTGGACGGGTTTAGACTGGGGGAGGTCGTTTATGATCAATGTGGAGAAATAGGCGTTATATTGGCTTTTAATGAAAAAAACGGTACTGCCCGTGTAAATTCAAATGGTTGTTGCAATGTTGGTAATTTAAAAAAATGCCCTAAAGAAATAGCGGAAAGAGAAGTTAAGTACATGGATATAATACGACCGGAAAAAGCTTTAACGGATTGTACAGCTGAAGCGCACCCGCTCAATAATATAAGCTTTACCAAAACGGACAACTTTAACGGCGTGCGCTATTACGACATTGAAGGCGCGGGAATCATAACCAGTGCGAAAGTACGCGAGGATATACAGCCGGGCGATGTTTTCAATGTATATATGGATGGAGAACGTAAGTTTTGCGTAACCTATGACGGTGTAAGCGTGGAAAGCAGTTTAAAAAACGATTTACCCGGTATAATTGAGTTTAATGACAAAATAGAATCGGGCACGCTTAGCACTTCATCACATTACACCCCGCTTGCTGAGGGTATGGAATTTTACGAGAAAAAAGTAAAGGGAAAACGATACATAACGGGAAGCAAGCCTAAACGCGGTTATTATTATGTTATAGATACCTTGGATAATTGCCCGGTAGGATTCTTCCAAACAAAGGGAGAAGCCGAAAAAGAAACGGAAATACTTAACGGGTTTACGGATGGTAACGGACGATTAAAAAGTATTGTATAATGTTCGGCGTTATGTTGTTGTTATTCGGTGCCGTGTTGTTCGTCAGCGGCACCGACATCAAGAGATTAAGAAATTACAAAGATGAATCAGATAAATTTTAAGGATATGAAAAAGGAAATCTTCCCGCGTAGTGTTGTTTGCGATAAAAATGTAACAGACGTGAATCAGAATAGTAAATATATAGTTAGAGAATCGATTGATTTTGGCTGCAAAGTTTATAATGTAGTAAACACTAAAACGTGTAATCGTGTCAATTATTTTGCAGATTACGAATCGGCCAAAAGATTTGCAAAGAAACAAAACAATTCGATAAACAAGAAAGGAGAATGATATGTACTTAGGTTTTATACTTTGGATGATAATTTTAATTGTGATATTATGGAACATCTGTCCGACGTTGGTCACTACGTCTGCTTTGATAGGCGTTGTGCTTGCTATAGGGAAAACAAAAGATAACAAAAGCGTAGAATGATATGGAGACTTTAAAAGAGTTTTTTTTGAAAAAATACCCTCAGTACGAAAAGGTGTTGCGAGTGTATGAAGAGGTTAACGAAGTTGAATGCACGTTTGAAAGCATCACAAAACCACGGCTGTACAATTTTGTTCAAGCCCTTAATGAAAGGCTTGCGACAAATAGTGCCAAGACTTATTGCGCCATGTTTAAATCAGTCCTTAACCTGTACAGCGATACGTATTCATTCCCGAAAGGCTTTGAGGCTATATTGACATTGAAGAAGGATGCTACGCAAAGCACTTGGTTGACTGACGAGGAGATAAAAACACTGTTGGCGTATAGCCCGGCTAACGAAACGGAACGTGCCGTGAGAAACTGTTTCCTGCTTGGCTGCCTCACTGGTGCAAGGCATTCGGACTATATCGAATTCACAGAGGACAACATAATAGACGGAAGACTGGTCTATGTCTCACGGAAAACCAAGATTAAAGCGGAGATACCGGCAGCTCCTGCCGTGCTCCGGATATTGAAAGAGAACCGGGAATACGGCATCAATGAACGGAAGGTTTCGGACGTGACATTTAACGACACTATAAGAAGTATTTGCCGGAGATGTGGAATAAACAAACGGACAAAGCTATATCAAGCCGGAGAATATATAACCGGCGAAAAGTGGGAGTTCATTTCCTCACATTCGGCCCGGAAGTCTTGCGCTACCAACTTGTATCTGAGAGGTGCGGACTTGTATTCCATCAGCCGAATGTTGGGTCACTCCAGTGTAACAATGACTGAGACGTATATATGTTGCGGACTGCGTGAACTCTCTGATAGGATAATGGGATATTTCAACGGTTTTAAATAATATGTAAGCGAGGCTGTAAGATATTTCCATGAAAATCGTTTGATGGGCCCTTGAACTTATATCCTATTCGTGTGGCAATTGATTGTTTTTTATCGGGGAATTGATTAAATTTGCAGTCCCCGAAACAATAGAAGCAACATGAATCCTCTATGAAGGAGTGTAACCCGTAGTCAGTCGGGTTCCGGTATCTATGCCGGTGGGGACACTTCTTTATAGAGGATTCGCCATTTAAAACTGATATTATGAATATACCTTTCTTTTTAGCAAAAGTATCTATTGATGATTTATCTGCAAATCATTCTTTGTACATTAGTTATGCAGCATTTCTTGTAGGAGTGCTAACAATACTTGTTACTGCTCTTATTTGTTGGCAAGTTTTCAACTATGTGTTTATTAAGAGGGAAATGAACAACATTGTAAAGTCTGCCCTAAAGGATTTTCAGAAAGATTCTATTCACGTTTTGAAAGGAATGATTCTCATAGCGAATAGTAAATCGCTGTTATGGAGCAGATTCGCTCAAGCTTTTGATGACACTATGATATCATTGGAAGAGGTCCTTAAAAGTAAAAACAAGAATTTGAATAAATTTGCTATAGAATTCCTTATGGATTATTTGGCTACAATAAAAAAGGACATGGAAGAGCGATTTAAATGCCCTATTGTTTATAAAGGTAAAAAAGATATTTATATTCGGATTCTAAAAAGGACGAACCACCCTGATAAAGATATGTTTATTTCTATGATAGATAATGCTGAAGAAATAGAGGAAAATAGGAATGATAACATACGAATGGTAGCAGAGAACGACATTAATAAGAAGTGTTAGTCCGTGTATCTACTTTTGTTATCTTTTTCTTTAGCATGTAGCATCCATGCTACTATCAAAGATATGATAGAGCCGTAGATAATAGTACCAATCATTAGATAGACGCCCATTTGAATCATAACCTTTTCTTTTTCACAAAAATAGCCAGGCAGCCTCACATCTTGTCTGCTATTGGTGAATGCCATCCATTTATCTTACCTATCAGGCATATTATCCCGGTAATTGCCAGGATGAATAATAATATACAAAGTAGTGCAACCATTTTTGTTAACATTTTCTTTTTCACAAAGATAGCGATTTTTTTCTTATTCTACACGAGTTGAGGAGAAAAGTATTCGGTATAATCATTACCTTTGCTGCAAAAATACCAGCCATGGCACAAGAAAGTAAATACTCATACGACGAGGAAAGCGTGAAAGCTATCGTCCATTGGGCACAAACAGCCCAATTGC